TTCTTTCACCAGAAAGGCTGCCAACGAAGCGCGGGACCGTGCCATTGCAAAGTTCCCGCAGCTCAACGCCAAGACCAGCTTCCCCTTCTTTCGCACCTTGCACAGCCTTGCTTTTCAGTGCTTGGCGGTCAAGGCCGACATGATGATGCAGCCAGACAACTACCGGGAGTTTGCAGCCGAGGTAGGCATTGAGCTCAAAGTCGGCAGCGAAGAAGACACGGACGTTGCTAAGGCCGACAACCCAATCCTCAACGAGATCAATCTGGCCCGAATCCGTGGGTCTGATTTGCGCACGCACTACAACCAGTGCGGACTGGACATTGAGTGGCATCACTTTGAGTTTGTCGAGCGTAGCTACAGGCACTACAAACGTAGCAAGGATTTGCTGGACTTCACCGACCTGTTGGAGATGGTGGTCACCGAGCATTCCCGCCTGCCAAGCCTGGAGGTGCTGATCATCGATGAGGCTCAGGATTTGAGCCGCCTGCAGTGGCAGATGGTGGAGGTCTTGGCCGAAAAAGCCAAACGGGTATTCCTTGCCGGGGATGACGATCAGGCAGTGTTCACTTGGGCCGGGGCGGATGTTAAGAGCTTTCTGGCGTTTCAAGGGCAAATCAAAGTGCTGGACCAGTCCTACCGGGTGCCCAGCACCGTCCACGCCCTGGCAAACCGGATCGTGCACCGCATCAACGAGCGCCAACCCAAGGAGTGGAAGGCCCGGGACTTTGAAGGCATGGTCAAAACCTACCACCGCTTTGAAGACGTGCCGGTGGATGATGGGCAGTGGCTAATTCTTGCCGCTACCAATTACATGCTCAATCCCATCCATGAATGGCTCCGGGCGGGAGGCGTGCTGTTTGAGCGCGGCGGAATCCCAAGCCTGAGCCCCAAGATCATCTCCTCGGTCATCTCCTGGGAGCGCCTGCGCAGGGGCGAGCAAGCCACTGGAGCGGCCGTGGCGGAGCTGTACAGGTACTTGGATGCCTCGCTGGTTGCCAGGGGCCACAGGACGCTCAAAGGGGCCGATCCGCATGCAATGTATGACCTCGCTGCGCTGACCAAGGACCACGGACTGCTGGGTAGCCCTCCCTGGTATGAGGGGCTCAGCCGCATCAGCGAAGACAAGCTCGATTACCTGCGGGCCGTGCTGCGCAGGAAGACCAAGCTGTCGAGCGCGAGCCGCATCAAACTGTCCACGATCCACGGAGCCAAGGGCGGCGAAGCGGACAACGTCCTTTTGATGATGGACCTCTCGCCAAAGTTTGCCCAGGAATACGCCAAGAACGGCGACAACGTTCACCGCCTCTTTTACGTAGGCATCACCCGCGCCAAACAAGCATTGCACTTGGTGCTACCCAAGCATTCAGAAAAAGGATTTCGGCTATGAGAACCATCCCAATGTTCCCCACCCCCACCGAGTGGGTGCCCCCAGATACCTTTCCCAATTTATCCAACGCCAAGGAGATTGCAATTGACCTCGAAACGTGCGACCCGAACATGGAGTCTTTTGGTCCCGGTTGGCCTCGCAACGATGGGTTTATTGTTGGTTACGCTGTCGCCGTTGACGGTTGGGCTGGGTATTACCCTGTGGCTCATGGCGGTGGTGGCAACCTTGACAAACGGCTTGTTGAACGTTGGATACGGGATGTACTTTCCACCCCAGCAGACAAAGTCATGCATAACGCCGCCTACGATCTTGGATGGCTCACGGCCTCCGGGTTCGTGGTACGAGGTAGAGTACTCGACACTATGCTCGCGGCCCCACTACTTGATGAAAACCGATTCAGCTTCAGCCTCAACTCCCTTGGTTTCGACTACCTCCAAGAAGTCAAGAGTGAGCAGGGCCTCAAGCAGGCCGCCGCCGATTTCGGTGTCCATCCTAAAAAGGAGCTCTGGAAGCTCCCAGCGATGTATGTTGGGGAGTACGCCGAGCAAGACGCTGCGCTGACCCTGAAGCTGTGGCAGCACTTCAAGATCAAGATGCGCCAGGATGAAGTTGAGTCGATCTTTGACCTGGAGACCGAGGTGTTTCCGGTGCTCTTTGAGATGACCCGCCGGGGCATTCGCTTTGACCGGGAAAAGGCTGGACGCTTGATTGAGCAGCTTCAAAAGCGCGAGAAAGAAATCTACGCTGAGCTCAAAAGAATCTGTGGAAACTCTGTGGATATCTGGGCAGCACAGTCCATTGCCAACGCCTTTGACAAGCTGAATTTGCCTTACAGCAAGACTGAACACGGCGCACCCAGCTTCACCAAAGGTTTTCTGGATAGCTGTGAACATCCTGTGGCTAAGTTGATCGTGGAGGCCCGCGAAACCAACAAGACCCACGGAACCTTTCTGCAACCTTACCTAGACTTCAGCGCCAAGACGGGCCGCATTCATCCCCACGTCAACCAGATGCGATCCGATGATGGCGGCACGGTCACTGGACGGCTGTCCATGGCGAACCCCAATTTGCAGCAGGTCCCTGCCCGCCACGAAATCATTGGCCCGATGGTGCGCTCGTTGTTCCTGCCGGAGGAAGGGGAGCTGTGGGCATCCAACGACTTCAGCTCGCAAGAGCCTCGTTTGCTCGTGCACTATGCAAACCTCCTGGGTTTACCCGGAGCTGAGACCATGGTCAAGGCGTACCACACCAACCCGGACACGGACTTTCACCAGATGGTGGCGGACATGGCCGAAATTAAGCGCAAGGCGGCCAAAACGATCGGCCTGGGGCTGATGTATGGCATGGGCAAAAATAAGCTCGCTGCGCAGCTTGATTTGAACCTCAACGATGCTTCCGACCTGATCGATCGGTTCCACACCAACGTGCCGTTCCTTAAGGGCACGGTCACTGCCGTGATGAAGCGCATTGACCACCCGGCAGCGGGGGGCGCAATACGTACCCTGCTTGGCCGCAAGTGCCGCTTTCCACTGTGGGAGCCGATGGAGTGGGGCGTGAATAAGGCCCTGCCCCGCGAGCAAGCGGTTATGGAATACGGCCAACGGATCAAGCGGGCGGGCACCTACAAGGGGTTGAACCGGCTGATCCAGGGGTCTGCCGCTGATCAGACCAAAGCTGCCATGGTGGCCCTTGCCAAGGCAGGCTTTACGCCGATCCTGCAAGTGCATGATGAGCTTGCTCTGAGTGTGAAGACCCGGGAAGAGGCGGTTGAAGCAGCCAGGATAATGGCCGAAGCGGTGCGGTTGGAGGTTCCCAGCCGCTGTGACGTGGAAATCGGACCGAGCTGGGGAGAAGCCAAATGAAGATTGTGACTTGCAAGAATCGCTTTGAAGTCATCTTGGAGGACGGCGAAGTTCCGCACTGGGCGGACTTGGCAGCAGTAATACGGGATTGGCTGTTTCGCCGATTCAATGAGAAGAAAATGTAAGTTGTTGGTGTCTCCCATGCGGCAGGGTGGGGCGCAACTGAATCTAAAGCTCCCACGGGGCCAATCCGTTTACACCAACACGGCTGGGCACTGTTTGTCCAACGATTGAAAGCCTCATATGGCTAACGATTGCTGGCAGTCCCCATGCGTGTTGATGCTGGTGAGATTCGAACTCACGGAGGCCCAAGTATTGCCCATGACGGCACTCAAGTCTCTTTAGTCATGTCACCAATAGACCAGACTCTGGCACAGCTACCAACAAAACCGATTATATCGGCTCACTTAAAAAAGCCCTTGATCCGTTGCCAGAGGTTGGGCGGTTCCTTGTGGTCCTCAAACAAGTCCAACTGCTGCAGGGTGAACAGGTATTCACCCCGCCCGCGCCCAGGGACCAAATCGGCCCGTAGGCGGCCCTTTGCGACCAGGGCAAGCCCTGCCCTACGGATGCAGGATGGCTGCACCCCCAAGGCCCTGGAGAGCTCGCTGGTACGCATCGGCGTGTAGTTGCAAGAGCGCAGGAATGCCATGACCATTGCCTGCGCTGCCTTGGGTTCTACATTGACGGGGGGCATTACCGCACCACCCCTTCCAGACGGTCTGCCACCAGCTTGGCGTAACCAGCGATGTCGGTCCAGTGATCCACTTTGTCGGGGTTGCCGTTCACAATGCGGCCGATCTTGTGCACGATCATCTCCAGCGCTTCCCACTGATCATCAGCAAAAGTCTTGCCGTGCTTTTGTGCATGCTCCGCCATCTGGCGCTTGATACCTTGCATGAGGGCCGCGCCATCTTTGAATGCGCCGTAGTCCAAGGCCCGAGCGTCAAGGGTTGCGTCCACGTCCGTGGTCTCAACTTCTTCCTCGGCAGGGCCAAAGAGTTTGTTCCAAGAAGCCAACGGCGGCACCGGATTTTCCTCTGTCCAAGACTCTGCCCTGGCCCGCTTGCGCAGCAGGTAGATGCGCGGTGTCGCGGTCTTGAATTTCTCAGCGACCTTCTTTGGCAGGGCCTCTGGGTGGTCTTTAAAATATTGAACGATTTTTTCAGTCTTTGTCATTTGATTACTCCTTTGGTTGATAAAATGGGTGAGCCCGGGCGCACGCAGATGAACTTGCCAGCTCCGTACCTTGTCTTCCCAGGACAAGGCCCGTTCTGCGCGGCCCACGGCTCATAATGGTTTGTCTTGTTGTTCTTGCAGGGCTTCTTGCCTCCTACGTTCTTCGATGCTCAGGGCCAATACCCTGCGCAGCCATGCCGACCCTCCCAGGCGCACGTACTCCGTGTGCTGGGACCTTGTCATTCGGATGCTGGTAGCCACCCCGCTGTCGGTTATTTCTGATCTTGGTCTGGGCACTTGTGTTCTCCTGCTTGCGTTTTGTTTTGAAAATATAAGTTGCAATTGGTGCAACGCCATACCTGTCCGCTCGTGACTCGGGTTCGGTCATCCAACACCCCTGGGGGCTTGGTTTGCCATGTGCGGACAAGCTCGATCACGTCTTTTTCTCCTTGGTTTTCTTCGCATCTTCCCTGGTCCGCGCCCTTTGGGCCGCTTCCAAGGAGGTGTACTTCTTCTTTGTGCTTTCTAGGTGGTAGAAGCCGGACAGGGATTTGTGTATCTCATCAACAATTTCCCCGTCCCGCGCTTCAAGGACCCAGGTTCTGTCGTTCCATGTCACCCAACTCATGTGTTCTGCTCCTTCAAGGCTTGTTCAATGGCTCGGGCAAGTCGATACGCCTCCCGAGTTTCTGTGTACCCGTCTGCGTTGTGGATTTGCGCATCCGTTAGGTCAACCCAAGGCAGTTCAATCACATCATGCCCTCCTTGCTTGTAAGCTTCGGCTCGCCATCGGGCGGCACGGTTCTTGTTGTACTCACATTTTGGGCAGTCATTCATGTGTTCTTCTCCTCGAGTCTGGCCTCTGCCCAATCAACTCCTTTTTGAAAATCGTAGTTGTGTTTACTTCTATTCCAGTCCTCATCCGTCAGCCCAACCCATGTGCGCTGTGGTGGGGTGGTGTAAAGCAATTTGACTCGGTGCTTTGGAAATGCTGACTCTATTCGCATTGCTGTACCCATGAGACTTGTGGAAAAGCCACTTAGCACACTTTCAA